CCATGTGTTATGCCACGGATGAATCTTCCCGTCATACTTCACGGCTTTCGGTAATTTCGACGTAAACGCCTGCCGCAGTTTACCGACTTCACGATACGATAGGATTAGCGATATAACCGGATGCTCGCGCTTTATACGTTTCAATGAGCGGACGCCCGTCGAGCCTTTATCGTAGTCAGTTAGCCGTAAGTCGCCGTACAGTTTCCGCGCCAGTTGTGACGGGGAATTAAGATTAATCTCCTCGCCCAACATTTCGTAAATCTGCGACTGCAGTTCCGCTTCTTCCTCGGCAAACTTAGCGTCAAGCTCCGCGGCCATTTCCGTATCGAATCGTATGCCACGAATATCCGAACGAATAAACTTCCGCATAACCGGCATTTCTACGTCAAACACTAAGCGCTCAATCGCCAGCAAATCGTCGCGACGTCCGTACTGCGCCCGTATCCAATCGTATAGCTTTAACGTTTTCTCCGTATCAGCCGCGGCGTACGCAAGCGCCACATCGAGCGGTACTTCGTTAAACGGCGTTTTTCCGAATAGTTGATCGAAGTTATCGCCAGGTAATCCGAGCCAATCCGTCACTAAGTCCTTTAGACGGTGGTTACGATTTTCATCGAGTGACATCGCCATAAGCCGCGTGTCTGCGTGTAAATTCGTAATAATATCTACGCCATATTTAACGTAGAACCATTTACAGTCGAACGGAGCGTTATGCTGTACGGACGGTACACGTTCAAGGATCGGCTTCATTACGGTGAACACTTTGTCGGCGTCAAGCGCGGTCTTTTCCGTATGCTGCAGCGGAACGTAGAACGAATGTGTCCGAGTGGATACGGAAAACCCCGCCATTTCACCAGTCCACGGATCAAGCGCGGCGTCACGGTTGTCCGGCGTGCCAAACGTTTCGCAGTCGATTGCGATAATGTCTGCCGCGGAAACAATCGTTGCCATTCGCTGTAGTTCTGCAGCGTTACGGACTAAGGCGTAGTGTGACGGAGTATTTTCGACCATCGAGCGCAAGGTTGCCGCCTTGTTACGCTCGGCTAGATCGGCATATATCCGGAGTGCTTCCGCTTTGCTAAACCGCTTGCCCGCATGGGAGGGCGACCTGCCTATAGTGCCCTCCGCCATTGCAGACTTTACCGCTAGTAGCCGGGCGGTATCCGGTTCGCTATTATTCATCGCTAGGATTCTCTGCCACGCGTCCTCCAACGATTCGGCTGCGCTACGCTGTTTTTCCGCCGCCACGTCCGCCAGCTTGCCGGTCGGCTTCCGTTTTAGGTTGACGGATAGTTGCATTAGTACGCCACCCCCGCAGCCTCCATCGCCTCTGTGCGATCAAAGCGTTGCTCTACGGGAACAATAAGCGTTGCGGTATCTCTCTCGCGGAAGAATACACCTTTGTACTTCGCGTCACTATGCGTTTTAATATCGTTACGCACGCCGATAGCGTGTTGACCAACATCCTCGACCGTCCCGATTCCGATGCTGCCGTTCTTACAGACGTAATGTACGATATCACCGCGTTTATACTCATTGACCTCACGCCCGATTGCCGCCCATTTCTGACGCTCGGCCTCCGCCTCGACTGCAGCTTTCGCTTCGGCTTCGGATAGTACCTCGAAATCATCGGCGGTCAAATAATCGTAGTCGCTACCGTCGAGTAGTTCGCATTTATACGGTGCCCAATCCTTGTCGTCGCTCAGCACCTTCGCAATTGATCCGTTTGGTAAGTCGTCACCGTTCGTAATCTTAACGTAACTGCCGACTGGAATGCGTGCTGGTGGCGTAGCTGGTTTCGGAGGATCGGCGGATTTCACAGGTTCGAGTACGACGTATTCTTCATGACTGATAAATCCAGCGTCATTAGCGCCGTTTCTCGTTCTCGCCGCATTCGATTCAATTCCGATGCTTGCGTACAACCTATCAACAACGAGGGTATCGCCATTTTTATATTTCCCGAAACTACCGCACTCCTTCACGATCAATATACGCTCGCCGACCGCCGCTTTACGTTTGACCTTACGATACTTGTTGCCTTTGTACGTAAACAGCTCGTCCGATTCCGGCTGCGCGGCCTCCGTCACCTTCTCGTATACCTCGTAATCCTCATCGCCAATATAACGCGTACGGAAATCGCCGTCATCGTCAACGAACGTAAAGTCCTCGCCATCCACCGACTCTACCGCGTAGAATTTACCGATAGTAATGTCGATATTAATTTCGTTAGCCTTAACGATATCGCCCTCGCGTACAGGGCGGTTAGCTTTACGATAATTAACTCCGTCAACCTCGATCATACTTTCGATAACCTTTACATTTGCGATTGCTGCCATTTACACATCGCTCCCTACGATATATTTTTATTACGGTCGATTACGCCGGCCTCGTCGTATACGATTGACCTTGCGTATTCTAACGAACACCTGTCGTGATGGACGAATCCCTCGCCGGACGACAGCCGCGCAACCTCGTCACCTTCGTAAATCTCGCCGCCACACCACGCACACTCCGCGACCTCGACCGGCTCCGGCGGATTAATCGGTAACTCGCGCATTAGACGGTCGCCTCCTGTTCCTTATGTTTCATGGATTGTAACTCCTTCCATGTCCGACCATGCCACAGATGTCCTATTGCCCCTCTAGATATACCGTACTCTTCCGACAACTCCGACTGCTTATGCCCTAGTAGCAACTTCGAAATTATCTCTACCGCTTGTACTCTTGTTAGTTTTGAACCGGATCCGTTCTCGCCAGTCCTGTCTAACATACGTTGTGAGTCAGACATCTTTTGTCTTGTTTGAATGGACGCTTTCTTACCTAAGTTACGTTCTCTAAGTAAACTCCGTTGACGGTCCGTTATGGTTCTTCCTTTAGCTGCCTCCGACATCTTTTGAAGTGTTTCCTGCGTGTATTTTCTCCCTTTCGCGCTCCCAGCAATTGGTAGGATATTATATAAGTCGGCGCGGCGTTTATAATAGTCCATCCAATATTGCTCCCGTGCGTATCTTCTCTCTACGGGTACATGGCTTTCGGCCACAGAAAACAATAGGTTGCTTATTCCGTGAGTATTGTAATCTTCTTGGAGAAGTCTATTTCTATGTGTACCTTTTCTTAACATGCTTCTATGCTTTGAAAATCTAGAAGACGTGTTAGTTGTTGAACCAACATAAACTTTGTGGTTAATTAAATTCGTAATTGTATAAATTACCAACATAAGCCCGCCTCAAAAATTCGTTCTGTCTAACGTAATAGGTAATTCAATCCAACGCTCTGTCGCACGTTGTTCAGTGGCCCAGTACTCCGACAACTCGCGGTTCTCGAACATGTACACGCGAGGTACGACGCCGTTATCCGCCCACACACCAACGATATAGTCAGCATCGGCCTTCGTATAAACTTCGCCGTTCCCTTTCTTCGCGTATACAACGAGTTCATTGCCGCGGTCGGTCCGTTGACGAATCGTTTTCACTTGGATACGATAGTGCCCGCCGGACAGCGGATCGGTCGCCAGGATATCGTACGCCTCGTCCGTGTCCGCCGTATGCACCGTCCAGCCATTCGCCAGCAATGCCGCCCTTGCAATTAACTCCGCGTATCTACCGGTAATTTCCGTTACGTGTGCCGTAGAAATCACGCCCCTCTGTTAAGATTACGATGAAATCGCCGCGCTTATCGGGATCATCACCGTTATTGCCGCCGGCCGCCGTTAACAGGAACGGAGGAAGCCCGTTCCCATTGCCGGAAGCCTTCGGAGTCGGTCGTTCTAATACGTTAACCATGCGCGCGTCCTCCGTTAGAATATTTTCGTAGGATCAGCGTCGCCGCCGTCGCCTTCGAGTGGCTTGACGTTATCTGTTTCGCCACTAGCGTTAGCTGTCGCCCCAATCGATAGACCTAATCGGCTGATGTCGAATCCGGCAATTACGAGATTCTTCGTTTGTTCCGCCTCGTCCGCTTCGAATAGGAAGCCTTCGAATGCCGCGAAGTCAAACGGCTTTTCGCCTACCTTTTCGAAGTTAGCGCGCTCTGCTTCCGTCAAGTCCTCGTCCATATCGATGATAGGCGATAGTGTTACGACCGTATCCGTAGATGAGCCGGTTTTCGATAGTTCGAACGCCAATTTATCGAGACGCTTCGCATACTTCGTAATAGCCGCGAACACACCTTTCGCCTGCTTCGGCGTTAAGTCGACGAATCCATCCTCGCCCGTTTCGAGATTGCCGAAGCCAACGAGGTAGCGCGCTTTCGACTTCAATAGATACGCCTCGTTACGGACTTTCTCCGCGCCCTTTTCGTCGCCGGATTCTTTCAACGCTTTAGCATCGGCGTACAATAAGTCTGCCGCTCGATCCCATACGGACGGATTCGATTCAATAAAGCCGCGTGCATTACGGACGGCTGGCGTCTTTGGCACAAAAGTGTTAACTTTGCCGAAAATGCCGTGCGCATAGTATTCCGCCGAATCTTCCGTCGACTTGATACGGACTTTCAACGTCGTGCCGGACGGGAATGGAACGTGTGCGCTCGCCGTATTCTCTCTTTCCGCCGTTGCCGCCTCTACTGCCGCCGAACCTCTACGTGTAAATTGACTCACATAAACGCCACCTTTTCGTTTTATTGTCGACGGAGGACTCGGACAATCTCCGAGCGGGACGGGCGTGCCTCCGCCTATTTTCACGCAGCGATATATGGTTTCCGTGTCTTATTTAACGTCCCCACGGCGTGGATACCGCGTCGCCTTCGCGGTCAATACGTTAAGTATTCGTTCGAACGTAAGTTGCGCTATTACTGACGTGTGCACCCGTGTAATAGCCGGCTTACTTCTTACGTCCGCAATACGATAGTAACCGCGGAGTTGTTCGTAAACTATCCGGTTACTACCGCATTGCCGACGTAAGACTCTTTCGAGTCCTAATCGGTAATACTTCGATCACATTACGTATGCACACACGTTTTTCAATACCGTTGCTTTCGCGCGTTTCGTCGTCACAATTTCGTTATCAATGCGCTCAATTTCCGCGCGTAATTCCGCGGCTTTTTCCGTAAGCTTACGAATAGTAGCCTTACCGGAGCCGTGCGCGATGCCATGTTCGACCGTCGCCAGTTCGAGGTTAACGTCCGCTCGGAGCTTCGTTAATCGTTTCAGCTCGGTGGCTTCCGTCCGTTGTGCGGACTTAATAACCCGTCTTACCGCCGCCCCTACCGCTTTTGTCAGCATTTCCTGCCGTTGCGTACGTTCGGGGTATAGCGTAATCACCGTAGCCTCGTTTGCGTCCAAAATAAATGCAATGCCTTCGCAAGTAAACAAACGTACGACTCTACCGTTGTCGCCTGTGAAATTATTATCAATTAGAGCAGCTTTACGCAGACGTTCTATGATAAAATCAGACGCCTTATTCCGCGGAGCCTTAAAATGCTCGACCGCACGATCTAATGCGTGTTGAGTTACGTAAATTTTGCCTGGAAAATGCGTGCCGGCTTTCGGATCAATGTGCGTTAGAATCATCCGAGACGCACCGCCTTTTGACCGTAATGAAACCGTTGATAATCGGCCGGATCGGCGTCGATTTCGTGGCAGCCTTCGTATAGACGCTCGTTGCGTAAAATTTCGTTAGAATTTCGTGAATATTTCGGAACCGAATTGGATAAACTACGTATATAGTTAATATGAGACACAATCAACACTCCCCAATTTTAGTTAAAAAATAGTAAAAATTGTATATAGTGTTGACAACACTGAAACGCTAACGTTATAATATGTAGGAAATCACAGATGTTATTGTATAACGTCCCAGTGATGGTTAAATGTCCGCAATGCCTAAGTGGATATTTCAACACTACTTCTTGCATGGGTTTCGCCAAAGCCTGTGTTAACTTAAAAATGGTCACTAAGCTAAGCCAAAGCTTTTTGACAGGTGGTTCTAAACCTGTTAATAAATTTACGGTGAGATTCAGAATTACCGCCAAAGTGTTTCGCCAAAGATACCGAGGTGCTTGAATCGTTAAAACACCCATTTTTCCAACTGTTTAGAATCGCCAATTTCCGAGAATCGCCTTCCGCCAAGAGGGCGATTTTTTCATTTACGAGAATGCCGTCGTCAATGAGCGCCAACTCATCTTCAACCTCGTATGTTTCATACTGCTCATCAGACTCGCCAAAGTCTAACGAACTAACTTCGTACCCACGCCGTTTTTCCTTTAGCCTCGTTACCGCTAAGTAAAGCGCCTGTCGGAACCTCCATAATACCTGTGTTCTAAAGTTCCCCTTTGTAATGTCGTACTTCTCAATAGCTGCATCTAATCGTTTCAAACAATCGTGTTCGAAGCTCGTTTCGTTTGACATCTTGTACCAATTCTGCTCCGACATCTTGTACACATAAGGTAGGAAATGTGCTAGAATTGACTCGTAAGCAAGACTATTTCCGTTCTGTGCTTGAACCGCTAAATTATTCAGTTGCTCATTTTTCATTCAACTTATCACCATTCGTTAATAGAGGTTAGAATACACTTTCAATACATCTGGACTATTTGGAAATCCTCCAGAATTCCTGATGAAACAAAAAAGTGGACATGATTTAGCTTATATTCTCTTGGTTGAG